CTATCCCGCGTTTGGATTGGCCAAGTTTCGGTTGGCTTCGTCGTATTCGGGGCTCGTCTGGCCATTCTCTGGTATCACTTCGCCAGTAAGCAACCACCACCGATAGCCTGGGAACACCCTCCCCAGGATCTCGATTTCGTTCGCCCCTATGCGGGCCTTCCCTCTCTTTATGTTCTGCCAGCGCACGTAATCCGTGCTTCCGGCTTCAGCTAGGGCCTTGATGCTGGCGCTCTCCAGCAATCTAAAACCTCTATCGGTGATCCCTTCGCTCATTAGAAAAAGCCATAAATGTTCTATGTACATTTAGCGCGCGACATGTATCATGTACATATGTATTAAGTACATCGATCAGCGCGACGCTGCCAGTCGCCCGATTATAGGAGTAATCGCATGGAACAGTCTGGTGTAGTGGGGCTTTCGATTTCGGGAGACGCCCAACGCGTAACGGATTTCCGCGACGCACCGTTCTGCACGAAATACGTGCTGGCTCAGCTCCTGGGCATGGAGCAAATCACCGAAGACGTGGTGCGCGGCTGGATCGAAAGCCACACCGTCCCGACCGTGAAAATCGGCCGTCACCGCGTCATCAACCTGCACCGCATCCGCCGCGACCTCGACCGGGGTAAAACCATCTTCTGCGCGGGGGATTACAGCGATGACTAAGACCGCCTACATTGTTGAGACCTGCACCCTCCACGGCGCCACCAAGCAACGCCGCTGGCACCGCGTCCACACCGGCCCGAACAAGGCCGACTGTGCTGCCTATATAGAGCGCGTAATCGCTGACCTGCCGTCCGGCCCTGGTCGTCACTGGGGGCTCACTCAGGAACGCGCCCGCGACTTCTACCGCGTCCGTGGTGTGAGGGCTGCCGCATGAGCCGCAATCACCAATCGTTCTATGAGCGTGTAGAGCGCGACCTTGCACGCCTCGACCGCCTCAAGTCTTCTGACCGGGGTGTCTTGGAATCGCTGCTGTTCTACCTGCTCGGCTACATCGAAGGCTTCCGTGAGGCTGGAGCCATTTCCGGCAATGAATGTGGCCGCCTAATTCAGCGTGCCCGCGCTGCTGCTGTGCTTTCCGCAAAGCCCGAGGTGTCAGCCCATGACCAACCCGAGCCAGTACCTGCTATCGCACCCGAAGGACTGCGGCTGCCAGAGCTGCTTTGCCCGCAATCCGCAGGGCAAGGCGTTCGCTTTTCGCCGTCACCCGCACCCCGACAACTGCGACTGCTCTGTGTGCTGGTCAAGACGAAACTGGGTACCGCCCAAACCGGCTGCCTGCCCATCCACACCTTGCACCGAGTGCCGCCCCGCGCAATGGTCACGGGTAAATGGTCGAACCCACGTTACGCCGGCTTATACCTGCGAGAAACACAAGCCGTCGCCCCGTCCGCCGAAGTACTGGCACGTTGTGAGCGACACCGGCAAACCAACGCCCTTCGTGCCCCTGCGCGAACCGTTCGAGCTGGTGGGGTGAGCGCATGAGACAGCCAACCGCCTTGGTCGCCTGCGAATTCTCCGGCCGCGTCCGCGATGCCCTGACCCGCGTCGGTTTCTATGCCGTGAGCTGCGACCTGATGCCCTCCGAAACCGAAGGCGAACACATCCAGGGCGACGTCCTGGACGTGCTCGATTGGGGTTGGGACCTGCTGATTGCCCATCCGCCATGCACCGACCTGGCGACCTCTGGCGCTCGCTGGTTCCCGGAGAAGATCGCAGACGGTCGTCAGGCTCGCGCCCTGGATTTCGTCCGCATCCTGCTGGCTGCTCCCATCCGCTTCAAGGCTCTGGAGAATCCGAAGTCGGTGATCTCCGGTCAGATTCGCAAGCCTGACCAGATTGTTCAGCCCTGGATGTTCGGCCATGGCGAGCGCAAGGAAACCCACTTCTGGCTCCAGAACCTGCCGCTGCTCCAGCCCACCGAAATCGTGGATGGTCGCGCCCCGGTGGTTCATCACATGGCACCCGGCCCAGACCGCTGGAAGAACCGGTCCCGCACCTATCAGGGCATCGCGGACGCCATCGCTGATCAGTGGGGCCGCCACGTCATCAACGTGCTGAACGGTGCTGCTCCGGTAGCCGCTCCACGTCAGTCCATCCTGGAGCTGGGGGTGATTGCATGACCGTCTCTTTCCGCGTTGGCCGTTATCTGGTCGCCCTGCTCTGGCACTGGATCACCCCTTTTCTCTTTGGTGCGGCTGCTGCCATGAGTGTGACGCTGGTCAGCCTGCAAACGAGTGTTAATGCTGTCGGCCTTCACTTCGAAAGCGCCATCGCTCATGCGATTGAGCAATGCGCCCCCAGCGATCCAGCCAACGCCGCCGATGCTGAACAGGTCAAGGGCCGCGCTCCCGGCTCGTCGGATCACGCTTCACCGATCCGGCGAACGGAAGCACGGGCAGAGCGAACCCTTGAACACCCGCCACCCTGAAAAACGCTAGGGGCATAGGGCAGGGGAGTGCTCCTTTCCCCAGCCCTCTGACCCTCTGGCGAAGAGTGGGATGACAAGGGCAAAGCCCTTGGTGTTGAACCAAACCCGCTGCACCAGCGGCGCTAACTGAAAACCTCGGCAAGTCGAGAAAACCACCTGGGCAAAAACGAGAAGTTTGCCCGTGTGGACCCGCTCGGCCTGCTGAAAGGCAAACCCGCGCAATACCGCGCAACCAAGCGAGGAAACACAACATGGCACGCACCACTATGGAATTGGCATTCATCAGCGCTGAGCGCGTGAAGTTCGACAACGTGGATCTGGTCAAGCTGTACCTGGGCGACGAACCGGACGGCGAAAAGGACCTGGGCGTCTCCCTACTCTCGATGCAGGTAGCTGAAAGCGCCCTGGACGAAGTGTGGGCCGCCTGCAAAGGCCTCGATGTGCTGGAGACCGTCCGCGTCACCGTAGAGATTGATCGCGGCTCCAAGAACGCGGGCAAGTTCATCGTCCTGCACGTCGAGTCGGCCAAGCCCGCTCAGGCCGGCAAACCGGCCCCGCAAGCCACCCAACAACAGCCCAAGCCGACCGGTGCTCAACCGGACGCGGCCAAGGCCTAACGGGAGAGCGCCGCCGTGCTGATCGTTGATCGCGTGCTGTGCGACTGCTGCGGGCAGCCCATGGGCCAGCTCTACAACCAGTCCGCCCCCCAGCCCGACCTGCTGCCCGATCTGAACAAGGCGCCCGACCTCGTGATCTGCCCCGACTGCATCGCCATGGCTGAGGTCATCCGTGACCCCAGCTTGGCCGAGTAAGGACGGGCATTGGCAATGACTTACGCGCTCACCTGTGACGGTGCTGTATCGGTCGATGCAGGCGGGGCGCCCCTGTGTTCTGGCAGTTGGGTGCTGATCCAGCTGCCTGAACAGTTCGACCCGAGCCAATTAGACCCAGCCGTGCTGGCCCAGGTGTTCGGGATCGGATTTTCCCTCGTAACCACCGTGCTCCTGATCGGGATCGGCTGCAAAGCCATTCTCGACTTCATCCGGCACGGCTGAACCTTCTGGAGAGCATCACCATGAAACAACTGAAACGCGTCTCCCGCGATCTGGCACTCGCCCTGCCGTTCGCGGCCCTGTCCACCATGACCTTCGCCGCTGGCTGGGACTACAGCACCATCACCAGCGATGTCGACTTCGGGACCATTGCGCTCGGTGTCCTCGCTGTGGCCGGCCTGCTGGCTGCTGTGTACGCCGGTATCAAAGGCGCTCGCATCGTTCTCGGCTTCCTCCGCGGCTAAGCCGCTCACCCACCCAGGCCGGCCCAGTGCCGGCCTTTCTCATTGCGAGGTCGTCATGCAAGCGCTGTGGGAATTCGCCTTCTTCTGCATCGGCTGTGCCTGCGCTTACGCCGTTTTCTCCCGCTGGTGAGGTCGTCATGCGCCAAGCCTTTTACTTCGTACTCTGCGCCGTGCTGCTTACCTTCTCTGCGGTGTCCAGTGCGGCCACCAAAATTACCTACTACTACGGCAAGCAAGGTGACCTGGTTTATTCCCGCCAAAAGAACGCCGATGCAGCGTGTATGGCCATTCTTGCTGAGGCTCCTGAGGGGGCTAAATATAAGCATGTCTCCGCTCTTGCTGGCACTGGTGGTGGTAACTGTATCGGCGACCTGCAGCCCAGCGGCCCACGCGGTACCTATGGCCAGTGGGTATCCACAACAGTCACCTGTGAGCACGGCTCTGCCGATGGCCTGACCTGCAATCCGCCACCCGAGCCGCAAGACTGCTCCAACCTGTCCCCTGGCATCTTCAAATCGCCCAGCGGCCCCATCATCAACTCCGGTGGCCGCAACTACATCGCCACCGGCTTTCCACCGGGCGCTTCCGTGTGTTTCGGCGGCTGCTCGTACAGCATCGGTAGCGCCGCCTCCAGTTGCTACAAGGACATTGGCTCCACGACCTCGGGCTACTGCAACCATGTCGGCACGGGCACAGGAGATACCTGCTCGGCACCCGACGCCGCCCTGGGTGCCCCCGGCGACGCCCTCAACCCGCCCGACACGCCAGACGTTCCGCCCTCTGATCCCAATGACCCATGCGCCGGTATGCCCGGTTATTCGTGGTCTGGCACCACCTGCGTCAAAGACCCGGACGACAACGGCAATCCGCCCGGTGGTGACACCGGTGGCGGCGATAGCGGTGGCAATGACGGTGGCTCGGATGGCGGCTCAGGCGGTGGTAACTCCGGTGGTGGAGACAACGGTGGCGGTGACGGCTCTGGTAATGGCGACGGTGATGGTGACGGCAATGGCTCCGGGGATGGCGGCGGCAGTAGCGGCGGCGGGTCCGGTAATGGAAACGGTGACGGCGAAGGCGACGGTGAAGAAGAAGGCGAAGGCTCCGGCCCTGGCTTCTGCGAGGGCGACGAATGCGGCTTCGTAGCCCCTAGCTACTTCGGTGGCGCTGAAAAGATTCCCGGCTTCGACGAGTCGTTCAAGCGCGTCTATGACGGCGTCCTCAACTCACCGATAGGCAGCGCGGTTACTGGCATCGCCTTTCCCTCCAGCGGCGGTGTGTGCCCGTCCGGCTCCGTCGAGCTGTTCGGCAAAAACATCGTCTTCGATGGCCACTGCACCCTGTGGCCGCAGATATCCGGCATTTTCACCGCCCTCATGATCGCAGTCTGGTCGCTGCTGGCGGTGCGTATTGTCCTGTCCTCTTGAGGTGTTCCCATGCTTGAGAAACTAGGCCGTTTCGCTGACTGGCTGTGGTCCTTCCCGGACAAGCTGCTGGAGTGGCTGCAGGATGCCTATGACTCGTTCATCGACTTCCTGGAGAACTTCCCGCAATGGGTGTTCAGCGGCATCTGTGAGGCGGTCGTGAAGTTCTTCGAGGCCATCCCGGTGCCTCAGTTCTTCCATGATGCGGGCAGCGCCATGCAGAGCATTCCGCCTGAGGTGATCTTCTTCACCTCCATGTTCAGGCTCGATTTCGGCGTCACGGTGGTCCTGCTGGCCTACCTGATCCGCTTCGTGATTCGCCGCATTCCGATCATCGGGTGACCCATGGCCATTGATGCTTACACCGGCATGCCTGGCCATGGGAAGAGTTATGGCGTGGTCGAACACGTCATCATTCCCAGCCTCAAACAAGGCCGGCATATCGTCACCAACATCCCGCTGGAAACCGACGCACTGTTGGCTGAGTTCGGCGGCACCATCGACCAGCTACCGGCCGACTGGTTCGAGCGCCGCGACCTGGCCGAACTGGCTCCCAATGGCTGCGTGCTGGTGCTCGATGAACTCTGGCGCCGCTGGCCTAAAGGCCAAAAGACCAACGCCGCCCCGCTGGAAGATAAAGCCTTGCTCGCTGAGCATCGCCACCGCGTCGATGACAAAGGCCAGTCCATGCGGGTCATTCTGGTAACCCAGGATCTGGAGCAAATCGCCGCCTGGGTCACGCTGCTGGTCGAAACCACCTACCGCATCGTCAAGAAGTCCAAGAAGTTCTACCGCGTCGATATCTACCGGGGTGCCGCCAAAGGTCAGCGGCCCCCGAAATCGGCCTTGCTGCGGCAAACCGCTGGCACCTTCAAACCCACCGTGTGGTGCTACTACAAGTCCGCCACGCAATCGGCCACGGGCGACGTGGGCGACGAATCCAAGGCTGATGGCCGCGCCTCGATCCTGCGCTCATGGGGCTTGTGGGCGTTGCTGGCGATCATCGTTGGTGGCGCCTCGTTCGGCATGTACGGCATCAATCGATTCTTCTCGCCAGAGCCGCCGCCCTCCCAGGCAAAGCACGTCGAACCGATCCCGGCCAAGACCGAGCCACAGGCGCAAAGCCGAACCAATCGGGCAGCGGCTGCTGTGTACAACACCAAGCCAGAGGGCCCCGTCATGTCCCTGACCTGGCGCGTTGGTGGCTACGTTCATTCACCCACCGGCACGTGGTCACCACCACCCAGGCCAGAGCCTGAGCCGACCGAAGCCACCTACTGGCAGGACTACGACAAGCCCCGGCAGGTCAGCAAGACCGCCCGCGTCGTGCTGATTTCCAACGGTGGATTGACGCGGATTCTCCCTATCAGCGAATGCCGCTTCTTCCCCGGTCAGGTGGACATGTACTGCGATGTAGACGGTGAACGGGTAACGCCCTGGACGGGTCGTGGAGCGGTTACCAGCGTGATAGATCCGTTGCCGTCGGTAAGTCCGGCGCGCCGTGAGCCTGACACCGGCGCCGGTCAGCGTAGCGCAACAGGCGCCGGTGCCAGCGCGGCGCAGCCGGCTCCCTGACGTCCCTGTAGCACGTCAGATAAACGAATTTCAGTACCCACGTTACACCAGAGAGATACAGAGAATGAGCGCACCAAAGGACTACTACCGCATTGATATTGAAACCGGGAAAGAGAATCCGAAAAGTCGTCTGTTCTGTGATCCTCGAGCAGGTGGTTTCGTGGATCTGTCCAACGTCCGAATCCTGGCCTGTAGCGTCGATACCGTCCGCCAGCTCTATCGTGGCCTGATCCGTCCGGAAATCATGTGCCTGTTCGACAAGCCAGGGACCATCGTCGATTTCGCTGGCCAGCGTTGGCACTCCGGGCGTGTCAGCAAAGACTCTGGCTACCAGTACAAGCTCCAGAATGCTGACCTGGGCATCATCCTGCTGGTGAAGAACTTCAACGCCAAAATCGAGAACATCGGCCCACACCTGAAAATCGAAGTGTCACCCCATGCCATCGACCAGTTCTGCCCTAAGCGCCTGCAAGAACGCCTCGACTACTACGCCAGCCACGTCCTTACCAACGTCGAGCGCAACCAGTGCGCCGTTCACCTCGCGCTAGATCTGCAAGGCTGGCAACCGCCCGCCGATCTGGTCGCCCGTATGCACTGCCGCGCACGTGCTGCCCGTGATATTTCCGGCATCAAGGAAATTCAGTGGACGCTGGAGTCTGCCACCTACGGCAAAGGCCAGTCCTACCTCTTCGGCTCCGCTGGTGGCGTGCAGCTGGGGATCTACAACAAGACCGAACAGGCCCGCTCCATCGACAAACTCGACTATTGGGAAGGCGTCTGGAGGCGTCGCGACAGCTTCGATGAAGCTGACCCGGACAACTACAACCCGGAACAAGACGTCTGGCGTGTCGAGCTGCGTTACCACCACTCAGTCATCCAACAATTCGCCTCCGGCTCGTTCGATCTGCAGACCGGCCAGACCATCGAAACCAACAGCTACGCCGCTTTCGCACCGCACCTAGACGGCCTGTGGCGCTATGGCCTGCGCCAATTCAAGTTGCTGGCTCGCCCTGGCTATTTTGAACCGATTTGGACGCTGATCCGTGACGACGTGCGCGTGGATCTGCCTGTTGATTCCCTGGTGGACGAAACCGAGTACAAGCGCCAATACAAGACCTCGCGGGGCTTCTCGGGCAAGAACGTCGAGCTATTCCTGGGAAACTTCGTCAGCCTGCTGGCACGGGAGCGAGTGGGCGCTAGAAAGGCTTTCTATCGGCTCAAGGATTGGGAGTGTTGGCCGGTGATCCGCGACCACTATGCCGCCAAAGGCATGGACGAAGACGGGCTGTATAAGCACATCAAAGGCATCCTTGAGGAACGGCATGTTCGTTGGGGGCGTGCTGTATGACAGCCAGAAAAGACGGCAACACTTGGACCGCTGACTTCTACGAAAACGGTCGCTCGGGTCGTCGTATTCGCAAAAAGGGTTTCAAGACCAAGGCCGCAGCCCAGCGCTATGAATCGGAGTTCTTTGCCAGCCTGAACACTACCGGCCGACCACTAGATGATCGCCTGTCGGATCTGGTGACGCTCTGGCATGACCTGCACGGCTGCTCGCTCAAAGATGCCAAGCACCGTCTTGCACGCACCCTGGCCACGGTCGAACGCCTCGGCAATCCGATGGCCTCCAACTTCGATGCCCTCGCGTGGGCACGCTATCGCCAGACACGCCTCAAGGACGTCAGCCCGCACACCGTCAACCATGAACAGCGCTACCTGTCGGCCGTCTTCTCCGAACTGATCCGCCTGGGTGCCTGGGCTGGCAACAACCCGTTGGCCAAGGTTCGCCAGATCAAGACCGACCAGACCGAGCTGACGTTTCTGACCTTGCAACAGGTCGAACAACTGCTGGAAGAGTGCAAGCGCTCGACCAACAACCATACGTATCCGGTTGCGCTGATTTGCTTGGCCACGGGTGCCCGATGGGATGAAGCGGAATCCCTGCCACGGGGTGCCCTGTTTGGCGGCAAGGCCCACTTTCACCGGACCAAAAACCGTCAGTCCCGGTCGGTGCCGATCCCCAAAGAGGTCGAAGAGATTGCGTTACAGGTGGGTATGCCGGGGAATGGTCGGCTGTTCATGCCTTGCCGATCTGCGTTTCGATCTGCTTACCAGCGTTGCGGCTTCCACACTCCCGGCCAGATGACCCACATCCTCCGGCATACCTTCGCCAGCCATTACATGATGGGCGGTGGTGACATCCTGGGTCTGCAACGCATCCTCGGGCACTCGACCATCACTATGACCATGCGCTATGCCCACCTGTCGCCTGATCATCTGGAGTCGGCGCTTAGGCTATCTCCCCTCGCTCAAGCGGGCTGCTTTCCGAACAGATAGTGGCCTTTCAATATCAACGCTTCGCATGCGACCATGAAAGCCCATCTAGCTAAGTGAGGCCCTATGTTCGATATCAAGCAGGATCAAGCCAAGGACGTGATTGACTGGTTGAAAGTGCAAATCACCATTTCGTCAGCTGCTGTTGCCGCTCTGCTCTTTAACGCTAAAGGACAAGATGTAACGACAAGCTTAAAGTTCAGTGCAGCTTTCTTCCTTGTTGCTCTCATAGCCTTTGTCGCATCCATCGCCGGCTTAATTGAGCATCGTGATTCCCCTACTCACCGTTTACGCCACATAACGGCAATCCCGATCTTGGTAGGTTTTTCGGGCTTCCTAGCCGGTTTTGGTGCAATGGTTTGGGATCTATTCTGATCGCTCTCGCTCAAGCAGGATCTATTGACTAGTATCCGCTACAAGCCAACCGAGCACGGACGCTGACCGCATGAACAAACTCATTCTCGCTCTTATCGCCACCCTGCCGATGATCTGCTCCGCAGAGATCTACAAATGGACAGACGAGAATGGGCGCGTTCACTTCGGTGACAAACCAAAAGACAAGGACAAAGCCGAGCTGCTCTCGATCAAAGTCAATTCCTACGAGAGCGTCAGCTATGAAGCGATCACTCCAGTCCAGGGCGCCGAATCAAAGCGAGTCGTTATGTACTCCGCTGTCTGGTGCGGCTACTGCAAGCAGGCCCGCCAGTACTTCCAGCAGAACGGCATCAGCTTCGTTGAATACGATATCGAGAAAGACCAGCGGGCCCGCAAAGCCTACGACTCGATTGGCGGCAATGGCGTGCCGGTCATATTAGTCGGCGACAAGAGAATGAATGGCTTCAGCGTGGCGGGATTCCAGGGCATCTACCAATGATGCTTCTGATCCGCGTAGACAGGGTGTAGTCACTTCGTAGTCACAACCCCAGAAACGACAAAGGGCTAGCCGAAGCTAACCCTTTGATAAATATGGTGGCTACACCGGGACTTGAACCTGGGACATCAGCATTATGAATGCTGCGCTCTAACCAACTGAGCTATGTAGCCAACGGCGCGCATTTTCCGCGTCTCGCCTACCGCTGTCAACCCCAGATCATCGATAAATTTACGTTTTATCAAGCGGTTAGGCTTCGCGGGTAGCGGCACGCTGAATTGCTCGTTTCTGAGCCTGCGTCGCACCTTCAAACTGCTCGGACGGTGCTTGCGGGGCTGTCGGGCGATGCCGGAAAATCCGCTCCCAGCAGGCCGCAGCGCCGCCGCGCGCTAGCCCATGAACCAGGAGAGCACCTTGAGAGCGAGAGACGATTTCGACGATCTGCGGGCGGAGCGTGATAGGCCGACGCATTACCGCAACGAACCCAACCGCTTCGCCGGGCTGTGGAAGCAGATCGCGATTGGTATCGTCGTCGGCTACAGCGTGCTGGGCATCATCAGTGCGGTCGCCTGGATGCTAATCGCCCAGGTTGCGCTGAGTGGTATGTCGATCACCCTGCCTTAACGCCCGCACCATTGCCCTTCACAGGGCACGCCATCGTTGTCGCCGTCCATCTTGGTGCCGGGGCAGTTGCGCAGGAAGAAGGTGGCTTCGGCGCAGGAGGTCATCTGCGAGCAGTGGGTGCGGCCATCGCAGCGATACTGCTTGCTGGCGACCTGGGTTGTGGGTTGGCTGATCGTGGGTGAAGGGCGCAGGCTGTCCAGCGAAAAGCTGGACGCGCCGGGCTGAGTGACCACCGGGTTATCCATCACCGAGCCATCGCTGGCGATGTTGCTGATGATCGGGCTACCGGGCTTGCTCAGGTAGAACTGCCAGAAAGCGGCGCCCAGCAGCAGAATGATGATCAGCTTCTTCATTGCACAGTCCCTTGCCTGTTTCAGTGGTTGCCAGTATTGGCTCGGCAAGCCGACAAAGCCAGAGTTGCGCACTGGCGCACTTGCCAT